ATGAAAACGGATATTTCGTATTTGAGGATTTACCGGCTACGGTGCTTATCAATAATGCACCTCAAGGCAGCAGATACGAATATCAGATAGAGGTAGACCCATTAACCGGTGAGGCTGCGGAATATAATTCCTTTACAATTAAGGGAGAAGACAATACCATCAGCAATAATTCCAAGGTTACAAATGAGGGTATTTCGGATATAGTTGAGCTTGGCGTTCAGGGGAGAGAATTCCTTAACGCAGGTCTTCTCAATAAATATAAAATAACTATTGAAAAGGAATTCCTTGCAGGGGAAATGCTTATTGAAAGAGAAGGTTCTATAATACTGAACCTTGTCAATGCCGATACCAAAAAAATCGTAAGTTCATTTTCTGTTAACAGCCAAAGCTCAAGGCTTTCTGCGACGGTAAGCGATATTCCTTCAGGCAGATATTATATTGAAGAAACCTTTGAAAATTCTCCGGAGGTATTTGCCGGAATTAAAGTAACCGTAGACGGGACTGAAATAGGAAATACAAACGGTAACATCTACAGGACAGAAGATTTCGATATTAGCTCAAAAGATGCCCAAATATATATTAAAGTTAAAAACGAAAGGGCAAAAGACGGAGAACTTGTACTCATAAAGCAAGTGGATCATTTGGTATCCCAAAATGACAAATTTAGTTTTAGAGTAGAAGGCCCGGGAGAATTTGCCCAAGGAAAGGTATATGAGCTTTCCGGAAGCAATGGTTTTAGACAGACCCTTCAAAATATTCCAAGGGGACTCTATACCGTTACCGAGATTTTAAGCGACGCGTCTGATTATTTACTGAATGAAATAAGCGTGGAGGGCACAAGCCCCGTATCACAGGATATTTCAAAGAAGCAGGTTCAGGTTTATATAAACGGCGGCGGAAGCCGCCCTGTTGAACTTACTTTCAGTAATATAAGCAAAACCAGAACTGTAATATTTGAAAAAGAGCTTAAGGATTATTTTGATATTCCCGAAGCTTCCGAGAAGATATTTGTATTTAATTTATACAAATATAATTCCGGAACAAAGGCTTATGATTTATTTGAAGAAGGCTTCACTGTATCCAATCAAAGACCTTCCGCCCCTATGGAAATTCCCTTCGGAGACTATCTCATTGCAGAGGTTTCTGAAAACAATCAATCCTACGATATAAGCAAAAAATACGATGTAAGCTTTTATCAAGGTGACAGGAAGCTTGACGAAATGAATTATGAAGGCTATTCCGGCGCCGCTTTCTCTATAAACGCCCAGACAGACCAAGAGGGCATAACAATTAAAACCCTCAATAAAGAAAAGAATAACGGAAGCCTTATCATTACTAAAAACCTTACAGTTCCAAACCTTGAAAACCCGGGCAGCCATAAGGGAACCGTTTACGAAATAAAAATCGTAAGGGAATCGGACAATGAAAATACGGCTTATTCCGCAACAAAATATATTCAAATAAAGGATAGCTTGTCGGAAAGCGTTACCTTTACAGACCTTCCTGCGGGAGCCTACAAAGTAATGGAGCTTGCTTATTACTACGGCGAACATCTTTCATGGGTTGACGAAAACAATGAGCCTCTCGGAGGAACGAGAGTTGAATTTATGGATAATTTTTCATTGCATTATATCTCCCAAGGTTCGTCGGAAAATATAGTTATTGTTAACGAAGCCGAAAGGGAAGAACCGCAAGCTTTTACCATAACAAATATTGCAAAGAATTATGACATGGAAATCATTAAAAAGCTTAAAGGCTATGAAAACCTTGACAATAAATTCAGCGGCACGGAGTTTATGCTTTTCAATACTGAAACAAATGATTTCTACGAAGCCAAGGTTTCATCAGGGAAGGCCTTATTTACGAATGTTTCCGAAGGAAAATATGAGCTTAGGGAATATGTTTCCGATAGCAATAAGGGCTATGAGCCGGAAGGTAATTGGACTCTTCGGCACGAAACAGAAGGCGACAGATATTATTATTTGTTTAATGATGAAATCATTTTAAACAGAGATACAATCCTTGAAGAAAATGGTGAAAGCCGTCTCCTTTACCGTAAAGAGGTAGTCAATAAGGACTTGGCTGCTTCCTTAGTTGTTGAAAAGGATTTCGATACCTCGACTCCTTCGGAAATTCTTAAGGCCATGATAGAAAATAAGGATATTGAATTCTATCTCCTTCCCGGAAAGGACAATACGGATATTAAAGCAGCAGATGCTCTGCCTCTTATTTATGACAGCACTTTGGAGGGATATGTATTTAAGCTTGAAAATATCGATATTTCCGCAGTTAAGGACTATACCCTTGTGGAAATAAGCCCCGCAGGCTTTACAGAAAAAGACTGGATATCAGCCGAGGTATTTGAAAAAGACGGCAGGATTTTCAATAAGCTTTATACCACAGTAACCTTCCATAATGGGGAGGATGCACTCTTATCTTCCGGTGAAGCGGGTACTTCTCATTTGATTATAAAGCATGTATCTGTGGAGAATATTGAGGAAAAGGGCATTGTGGCCGTATTAAAGGCCTTTAATGCAAACAGTGTTTCTCAAGATAAGCTTTCGGATGCGGCCAAGAATATAAGTTTTGCCCTTGTAAGCGAAGAGGGAACGATTGTTTCAGACCTTAAAGAATTAAAGCCTGTTAATATGGATAATCTTATCAATTCCATGGAAAATGAAGCTTTTAAGGCAGAATATAAAGAAGACGGCCTTCTGAAAGCCTTATTTGAAAAATTCAACGGCAATGCCAAAGAAGCATTGGGCTTTGAAGTAAGCGGATTGGCCCACGGTTCTTATAGGATTTATGAGTTTACAACAGATTATTTTGCCCCGAAAGATTGGACCCTTGAAGATAATGACGGCCTTATAGCAAGCGCCGGTCTCGACCCGGATCGATATAATGCTTATTATAAAACGATAGATATTGGCGTAAACAGCGGTTTCTATGAGCCGAATCAGACCGGAAGCGCCTTAATCCATGTAATAGACCTTGACAATCAGATTGAAAAGATGGACCTTGAGGTAATCAAGAGGGGAACAGACGGCTTCTGGGATACCATGAAGCAGCTTATCGGTGCTGAAGAAAAAATTACTATGCGGTTTGCTCTTGAAAGGTATGCAGAAAACGGCGAACTTACCGGCATTAATATAGTTTACAAAGAAAACTCCGTAAACTTTGAGAATCTTATTGATAATGATATTACTGTAGCCTTTAAGGGCCTTGAACCGGGAAGATACAGACTTACGGAATTCAGCTCCAAGGCATATGGCCCTGAAGAATATAATCAAGAGCAATGGTCTTTTGACAGGGTAGACGAGTATGACGGCGACGGTGCGGAATACTATCTCTATTCAAGAGATATAGAAATTGCGCCTCAGTCGGAAAATGTTTTAGCGCCTCAATCAATCCGTGTTACAAACGGTATGCAAACGGCTTCTATCATCATAGAAAAGACGATGTTTACCTATGACGAAGGCGCTCAAGAGGGGTATGCTCAAATTACAGATATGACAGACCGAATAACCTTCGCCCTCTATAAATTTGAAGAAGGAAAGGATTATTCGGAGCTTGAGAAGCTTGAAGGCGTAAGCGACGTTAAAACCGACAAGGACGGAAAGGCCGTATTTGCGGATATCCCTCACGGCAGATATGTGATTAAAGAAGTGAACCGCCCCGCAGGCTATAAGACCCACTGGGCAAATGATTACAGCAAAGTAATCAGTATCCCTGAGGATACGGAAATCCGTGAAAAGGAAAATCAGGCAGGCGAAGCCTATGTATCTGTAGAATACAGTGAAAATCTTGAAAATAAAATAGGCTTCGGAAGAATTGAAGTTGAAAAGATATTAAATCTTACGCCTGATATCGCGGATTCTCAAAGACCTGCCAATACCAGTGACAATATCACATTTAAGCTTACAGGCCCTTATCATAAGGAGACCGGTGCAGAGCTTGAAGGTTACGGCGAAAGAACGGCAGAAACAGTTAACGGGAAATTTGTATTTGAAAATCTTCCTTACGGAAGATATACCCTAGAGGAACTATGGCCTGATAACCCTCCGGAAAACTATCTTACCATATGGTCGGCTAAAGATGCTTCCGGCAATGAAATAATCATAGAAGCTAACAGCAGAAGAAGAACCGTAGATATAGAAGAGATAAAAAGCGCTGACGGAGCTATGGAAGGCCTTACGGAAATATCCTATAAGGTTGAAAACAGGGTTAATCTTGGCACCATTGAAGTTACAAAAACCATTGCTTCAAATTCCACCGATTTCTATAGAAATGAGACCTTTGAAATAATCCTCTATAAAGTGGAAGGTGAAAGGGAAATATTTGTAGAAAGGGTTTATTTAAGAGGAGATGAAAGCCATATTTTCACAAACCTCAAGCCGGGAACCTATAAGGTAATAGAAGAAAATAATTCCCTTAGCTGGCACAGAATCTTCGGAGATAACGATACTTTATACACTTTAGGCGGAAGCAGCAGCTATAACAGAAAAGTAGTAATTACCAATGAATACAGGTATGATCCTTATATACCGCCTGTAGGGCCTGTAATCCCTACAAGGCCGATAACGCCTACAACACCAACCACTCCGGGAACGGTCACACCGCCACCGGGATTCGTAGAAATTCCAGCCCCGGAGGTACCGCTGGGACCGGTAGATATTATAGTTCCTCCTGTTACTGAGGAAGATCCTTTAATAGAAATCATTGAAGAGGAAGTGCCTTTAGGCTCCAAACTCTTTAAAAACAATCCGAAAACAGGGGTTTATATTGACTCTGCCGGAAGCTCAATGATGCTTTTAATTGCAGGCTCTTTGGGTCTGTTCTTAGGAATAAGAAAGAAGAAGTAAAAATCAACAGCCGGAAAACCATAGTTTTCCGGCTGTTTTATAAAAATATTTTAAAAAGTCAAATTAAAGTTTTTATACTTAAATAAATATGAAATAGTAGGTTTTTAATTTCCTTTTCTCTTATTTTATACTCTTTAAAGCCAAATCTTAGGGCGGAATAAAAGGAAATTGACCTATGATAACAGAGGCAAGCTGCTTGTACGAAGAGAACTTGAAAATTCTTTCAGCGAAAAATTAAGATATTTTGGCCTTATTTACCCAAACGGATTTTTTGTATGCTCCGTTATAAAATACTTGTAAATAGAAAGCCATTGTGATATAATAACATTTGCCGTTTAAGAAGGCTTGTATTTTAATATTATGTAGGCGTAGCTCAGCTGGATAGAGCGTCTGACTACGGATCAGAAGGTCGTGGGTTCAAATCCTGTCGCCTACATTAGAGTTTACGGGGTTTCCGTAAACTCTTTTTTATTTTTTGACTAACATTTGACTAATATCTATAAAAAATCGCCCCATTAGCCCGGGGCTTTTTTAATGCAAAAAAAGAGGCCCTTAGGCCTCCCTTTCTATTTTTTCCTCTGCCGCCTCTATAAAAAATTTGTTTAAGCTTATGCCCTTTGTTTGGGCAAACTCTCTATACCTGTCCATGTCTTCTATGGGCGCTCTAACCTTGGTTTCCCCGACGCTATTTAAATACTTTTTTATTGCTTTAGCCTGTGCATCAGTGTACTTAGTCATATAATCGCTCCTTTGCTTAATTATATCAAACTTACGTCTATGGGGATATATACATATTGCATAATCTATGGGGATATATTTTGTGTAGTCTGTATATTGCAATCTATGGGGATATAGATTATAATAATATCAAGATAAAGAAACGGAAAAAGAAAGGAAGATAAAAATGAAAAAATATAATTTATCAGTTATAATGAAAAGAGCATGGGCAATTAAAAAACAGAACAACAAAAACATCTTCGCTGAGTGCCTTAAGATGGCTTGGGAAGAAGCAAAAGAAATTAATCTCTACACTACAGCAGACATAAGCTTAGAAGTAATCGGCACCATGAATAAGCCTTGGATAGCAATAATAAGAGGCAAAGACGATAAATATGGTTATAACAGAGAGTTTTTAAACGGTACAAGAGACTACAGCAACGCTAACAGCAAAAAAACAAGAGGCGTTATGGTAAATTATACATTAGAGAGCGGTTACACCTACGAAATCTGCTCCCCTGAAAGTTGGAACAGAACAGATAGATACTTTGCAAAAGTAGTAAACGGCGAAATCGTAAGATTAGACAGTAGCGAAATAGCAGCTTAATGCTGTATAATATATAAATATAAGGAGGATTTAAAATGAAAATTATCAAGTTAAGAAAAGAAGGAAAGCTCCCGGCTAAAAAGGTATACTTGACAGATGAAATTATCAGCATCGAAGAGGCAGTAAAGGATTACGGCGAAACAGAGGATACTATAATACTGTGCGACGATAAAAACAATGTAACCGCTATTGCCGATTGGCCCACAGGTTGGCGCAAGTACAAGTATAGCACAGAGATAAGCCCGGACGAGCAAGCGTATTGGCAAGATATTTTAATGCTGGATTAATATTTTTTTATCGACTTAGCTATACCACTATGGTATAGTTAAGTCATACCAAATTATTAATAAAGGGGGTAATAAAATGACCGAAATACAAAAAACATATTTTGCATTAGGCACTGCCTACGGATTACTTGCAGAGGCATTGCCTAAAATTATAGGGAGGGCGGAGCAAATCACTTTAGCAAGCATAAGTCCTCTTAAGTCTTTTGCAACGTCCACGGCCATAGCTCACCATAATAAGATTATGGATAACTCTCTGAGCCGCATCTATGGCAAAATCGTAAGCGATTTAGACCCGGATATTTTTGAGAGCCTCCCCCAGTCGGGGGTAAGCATCGAAAATCAGGGTTATTGGCAATTAGGTCTTGCAAGGGGCCGCAGAATGTACGGCTTATTGGGCGGGCCGGCCTTAAAAGCCCTTAGGGAGCTGGCGGGATTAACTCAGGAGGGGCTTGCGGATAAGTTAGGGGTTACGCCTGTACAGGTGAGCAGTTGGGAGACTGAGAGGAGACAAGTACCCGAAAAGTATTATGATGCGTTAATAGATATATTTTTTAAATAAAAAAAGCCCCCTTGCGGGGCCTCGTGCCATCTCGCGGCGACGACACGAGGGCGTTAGTCAATTTGACTGTATATCGTTTAAATCCACGCCTCTTTACAGAGGACGACATTTTATAACATAATAATACCAATAAGCCCATGATATGTCAAGGGCTTATTTTAATTCCTTGGCAATTATAATTATAAAATCCTCTAAATGCTTAACCACTCCTGCGGCTCTCTGCCAATAGGCAATATCAATGCCTAGCTTGTCTTTTAAGACGGTTAAGGCTTCGTCTAAGGTCATGTTGTCCATTTTATTTAATTCCTCCTGTACTTTATTTTTAAAATCAGCCCAGCCCCGCCAGTTATTGTCGCTTAGGATTCTGGGGCATATTTTACCGCTCCAATCGTAATGGCGTTTAAGCCTGTCAATACCCCAGCCGCGCTCTTTAAGCATCATAGCAACGAGATTAACGGCATTATCAAGGGTCTTTTGCCTGTCACCGCTTTCGCATATCTCTATGCCGATGCTTGTACCGTTGCCCTTACTTGTTCCGGCATGATAGGCCATTTCATTAAGAGGGATTGCCTCTATGGCCTCTTTTTCGTCTACTGCGATATGCCAGCTTGCGGCCCTGTCGTTTGCAGGGTTTAGGAGCCAGTTACGCTCATTAAGAGCCGTACTGGTGGGGTTTGCGGTAGAGTGGATAGTTAAGTATTCGGGGATTATTTTAGTTCCTGGACGCTTACCAATAGTCAAAGGGATATGGTTTTTTATGTAGTTCATAATGGCTCCTTTCTTCCGATATAGGAATTCCGATATCGGGCAATAAAAAAGCACCCGGAGGGGTGCATAATAGCTCAGTTATTCATCGAATTCTAAAGCATTTATATTTATTACAGGTAATACTATAGGGGTAAAATCCGGCTGTGAAGTCAATACAGCAATTTGACTTCTCAGAAACGGAAATATTATAGCAAGTATATTTTTTTCATAATTTATTATATTATCATTAACGTTAGTATCTCCCACTACACTAAATACCCCCGTAATTTCAACAAAAAGTTCAAAATCTTTATTTTCGTTTGATAGTGTACAATTAAGTGATATCTCTGCTTCTGAATTGCCGAGATATTTCTTTTTTGTGCCAAGTTTAAAGGATAAGTCATTATCACTTATATTTGGGCTTCGCTTAAATATAAAATTACTTACATAAAGGCTTTTGTTCTGTATCACACTATGATGTTGTTGATTTACTTCTACGTTATTTTCCATATTCTACCCCTTTAAGCCGCAATTAAATTTAATGGACTGGAATTAAATTCTGCGCTATCCGCAGGCATACTTGGTGCAAATGCTTTAAATATTCTATTGATATGTGTGTTTCGCACACATAAAGATATTTTCTTAGACGCATCTTCTATTACTTGTAGTTGCTCTTGCTTTAGAGTCTCCACTTTTTTACTAAAGAGATAGCTATATGAAAAACCAACATTATATATATCGTTTTCAAAAAAATATTTATCCTCTAAAGCTAGCCTTAAATCTAAAAAGGATTCGTCCAAATCCAGTTCTTTTGAATTATGGTGAATCATAATAGAGTCATCATAATCAGATTTTACTATCTCTAAAGTTAAGTTTGGATAAGCTGCGTTTAAATCTTTAACAAAACGAGCTATCATAGCCGCCCTTACAGCCTCATACTTTTTCCCACTCATGCAAAAACCTCCTTTTAACCTTCACATAATCGGCTTTCTATTTTTAACCGTTTTATCTACTGCATTTTTCAACGGTTTATATTTATCAAGGAACTCCAAGTAGAATACTTCGGATCCGATTACTTCAGGGTCATAGTCCGCTCGTTTTCTTAACTTCTTAATATCTTGAAAACTTGATAGGCACCCTCGTTCTTCTTTCGTTAATTCACAAGTAACAATTTTTCTGAATTTATAAAACAAATGATCATGCGATCCTTTACCTTCGGGCGTGGTATAGTGGGGGTCTGTTTTCAAGACTACATACTTAATAGATTGAAAGAGTGAATAATAGTATCTACTTACGGATGCATTAAACTTTCCTTCATTGCGAGCATAAAGTGCTATTTTTTTGTTACTCTCCGAATTTAAAATAAAATTTTCAAGACTCATATAATATCTCCATAATTATATGTATTCATACCACTGGAATAATATTATATGTCTTTTGGTAACCGTTGGCAAGCGATTTAATTAAGATTTCCGAAAATTTTCCTATTTTTAATATTCTTTTTCAACTTTTATTTCACTTTTATATAAAATATGATACATTTTCTTCAATCCCAAAAAGTCTTATGTTATCACTTTGGCAACATGCGTTGTGTTGGACTTTTAATGATTTACAAATGTTTTCTCCGACACTAGTTTATTTTTTCTCAAAGTTATTAAAAGCACCCGACTAGGCATTATAAAAAGACGTTTGGGGTGCTTTTAATATATTATATACATAATCGCTAAAAAATAAAGCAAAATTTCTCTGATTTTTTAAATCCAAAAAGTATTGACAAGAGTTGCCGAAATTATTCTTTATCTCCCTTAAGCTGTTCTAACATCTCTTTCAACTTCGGTACCATAGGTAAGCCGCAATCCGTATAGTTTTCCAAAATACTCAGGCCCTCATTGGCTATAAAGAAAAATATGATAGCATCACGTATAAGGTGATTATTCGTGCCGGTGGCACCATCTATTAAAGAAGCTAAGGCAACTACTGCAAAATACATAAACTTTTTTATAATCCCTTTTAGGCCTACCTTAGAATTAAGCTTGTTATGGTATGCGGCCCTTAAAAGACCCGTTGCATAATCAAGAACGACAATAATAACTAGTGTTTGAAGGGCTGTATCCCAGCCGCCTAATAAAGAAACGGCAGTTGTAGTAATAAACGAAAAGGCAACCTTAAATATATTCTCTTTCAAAATATCCTCTCCCTTAACCAAAATTAAAAAGGGGCACAAGGCCCCTTATATACTACCTTTTAGCCGCTTTAGCCTTTTCTGCAAGCTCATATATCTCTGTGAGTACAGGATACTTTTTGAGATAGTGTGCACCCTCTTTGCAGTAAAGCTTGCCTGTATCCCTTTTGATTGTAAGGCTTTCTTCGTCCTCGGACATGATAGGGGAGCCGTAAAGCTCGCTGATGCCGTAACCGCTGATGTCCACAAAGGCGTATTTATGCCTGTCGCTCTCCATGATGTTGGTTTCGGAGTTAAGAGCCTTAAGGTTGTCGTACTTGTCTAAGTAAGCCACCTTTGCGTCCATGATGTTGCTTTTGTCGATGTTTGATAACATAATTCATTTCTCCTTTTTAAGTTTAATTTTTTATATAAAAAAGACCTACTAAGGCAGGTCTTGGGTTAGTAAAGCCTCGACTTCATCTCTTAATACTTCCGGTACTTGTTCAAGGGTCTTAAGACCTAACTTTATAAGGTTTGCGTATATTTTAGCCATCTACCATCACCTTTTCATATATTTCGGTTAGTGCAAGCTGGGTGTCTATTATTTGCTGGTTTGCCTCTTGTAAGGATTCGGCCATCATCTGTATATACTCATCTTTGTCGTACTGGATTTCGTGGTACTCGTAAAGCCCGAACTCTGCATCTATCAGCCTTATGTCCGTATGTATATATACGGTGTCAATGTTTACAATTAAAGGCTTTGCCTGTGCCGCGGAGCCTTGGACTATCCCCATGTCTCTCATTTTGTTACCGCCTTTCGTTTAATAGTTGTCTGGTAATACTTATCCACCGCCGCTTGAATGGGGGTTAGGTATTTCAATTAGTGTTATCTGTTACTTCTTGTGTTTCCACCCTTGATAGTTGCCCATATTAAATTTTATAAATACATCAGCCGACCGCCCAAACCCGCACTAGAAGCCGAAGCGGAAGCATTCACAACAAGAGAGAAAACACCCGCATCATCAGCACTAACCCAACTACCACCGAAACTAGGCAAGCGGGAAGCGCCCAAATAAGCGCTATCCGTAAAGTGGGTTGTCGCTGAACCTGTAACTTCTTTTGCTATAAATCCAGCTTCAGAACTTCCTTGGGGTTTACTCATATAGTTTCCAATATCAGCAGTTGCCCCTTGTCCTCTGCTTGTGTAACCGCTGCCAGTATCATTGAAGTTGTCAAAGGCAGTAAGGATATTTCTGCTTGCATCACTGAACAAGCCATCAATCCACCAACGAAGATTGCCCCAAAAATCTTCAATGCCAAGAAACTTCATTTGAAGTTTTCCAGTGGTTTCGCCAAAGAACATTCCCTTTGCATCTGTTCCACCAGTAGCAATAGCAGCACTGTTTCCATCAACATAACCACGCCCCAAAGCAGTTTGGGAATCTCTGTTTTTATACTTAATCAAGAACAAGCATTGAAGCAAGGTAAGTGGATAAAAAGAAACTTGGTCATAGCCTGAACCGTTAGCTTGTGCCTGTGTTCTGAATGTTCCAATGGTCTGTGAAGCTTGTGGGGTCTTTCCGCTTAAAGAACGAAGTTTATTAGTTCCATCTTTCCAGCCAAGATAAGCCCCAATATAAAGTTTACTTTTATCACCTTCAGTGCTTCTTGTATGGGCATAATATTTGAACCCATCAGCACCAGCGGCGGGGTTATCTGTAACTTTAATGGTCAATGTAGTTCCGTTTGTGTTAATCTTGAACCCTGTTTTTGGAATCTCAATCATAACATCACCCGCATTGCCACTTGTAATGTCTGAAGCAGTTCCATCAGCCTTCTTGGTGAAGTCATTGGGATCCAAGTAATACTGAACAACGCCATTTTTTAGCACACAAGGCTTAATGTCTTTGAAAATGTTTTGTGAATCCCACGCAGAACTTCCGGGTGTCATACCTACAGCATCGTCTTTATAAGTACAACATGTTTCGGGGTTTGAGTTGTTTAGGTCAATCTCCACCGTATATACTTTATATTGGCTCCCTGCCGGTATCGACTGTATCCCCTCGGATAACTCGTTAAACGTTGGTGCGGGGCCAACCTGTGTCACCGTCCCGCCCTTAGCCTCTATGTCAACAACGAGGGCGGTTTTGCCGTTATTGACAGATGTAAAAAGCTCTTGTAAAGCCCCTTCGGTATCCGTTGCCATAAAGTTACCCTCTATGTCATCAATGGGGATATTTGCGGCCTTAAGAGATACGTTGCCGTCAATCTGCTCTATGCCGTTAACAGAGGTTGTAAGGCCGTCTTGTCCCGGCGGCCCTTGTTCACCGTCTGCCCCGGGGTCTCCCTTGTCCCCTTTATCGCCCTTATCCCCTTTGTCCCCTTTAGGGCCCTGCAATTGTCCTGCGCTGGTCCAACCGTTAAGCCCCCAATAATAATAATTTAAACCAATCATAAAACCGCCGTCCAAATCAGAGCCATCAGGATAGGCGGCTTGCAAATCTTCCAGAGTGTCAAAATTACCAAGGATTTTAAGACCTTTGCCTTGTTCCCCGGTATCGCCTTTAGGACCTTCCGGTCCCGCTTCTCCTCGTGGTCCTTCCGGGCCTTCCGGCCCCGGCGGTCCTGCGGGTCCCTCTGGACCTCTAAATTGCTCTAAATCCGAAAAGGTATCCTCTATATCCTCTAGCATTGCATCAGCTTCGGCTATTTTTTGCTCAAAAGAGGACATGTATTCTTTGCCTGCGTCCTCACTATCAAGCAAATCTTCCATTATCTCAAAAACATAATAAAGCGTGGCCGTAACCTTTTCGCCGACTTTTAAATTTATCTGCCCCTTTACGCCGCCCTTTGCACCGAATACGGCATTGTTAAGGGTATATTTAATATCTGTATCCTCTTCGTTGATACTTACAGTATCTTCGACATATTTACTATCAGACCGTTTAAAGACTAATTGGGCCTCTGTGTACTCCTGATAATTAATTTCTGTAAGCCCATCAAAGATTTTAAATGTAAAAATAACGCTGTTGCGGTTCGCAGCGTTAAGCTTAATGCCCGTCTTTACCTCTTGGGTTTTATTTAAATTTAATTCGATTAAGTGTTGTATCAATTTATATCACCTTCCCGTAGACTACAAAGGAGCCTGATATTTTAGTTAAAATTACTCTATCGTTAACGGCAGGGGTATAGCTTGACAGTCGTTTGTAAGCCTTGCCGCTGGCCTCGTCCTCACCGTCTATCCTTACAATAGGCCTGCCGCCGCTTACCGCCGTCACCGTCCCCAGCTTAATAGGATTGCTGTCGGCTATCATCTTTGCGGTCTGTTTTTGGATTATATCGTTAAAGTCAAATGATGTCATACAAATACCAACCTCCTAGCTTCGTGCTTCATTCGGCCCCCGGGTTTTAACTCCATTTCCCATCGGGTTTCCGAAAATACCCCCGGCAGAGCCAAAACAGGGTGAGATATATACAGCGTATCACTATAGCCGTGGATAGGCATTAAGGCCGTGCTAAAGGATATTTTGCTGTAGATTTGAGAGGCCTCATACGCCATACGGATAGCATAAGCGTCAAGAGCCGCTTGGCTTGCCGTATCGCTTAGCTCATAATGGGCTACTATCCTGCGTCCGCGGCTTACGGTACTAAGCTTATTTTCGGGCTTATCGTTTACGTAGATAGAGGACAAAGGCAGTTCCATATCAGGATTAGAGGCAGTAACTACAAAGACATTAGGGACCTCGTAATAATCCTCTGTTTCGGTTGCGTCCTCAAACATGATGCTGTATTCGCCGTCGGTATAATCCAGTTCTACGGCCCGTTGTGACGGGGGCGTATAAGGTTTTGCTTTAGCTACACCGTTTTCGTCAAAGTATAGGCTTGTATAATTGACTGCCGATAAAAGCTCGTTGACGATATTAGCATAGCTTACATTTATATCAAACTCTTTATCATAAGCAAGCGTGGCCTCATTGGCCGGGATATCTACTTGCGGTATCCCGGCATTGCCTATAAGGTTAATAACTGCGTTGATGTAATTACTGCCTTGCGGTATTACAAGGCGTTTTTGTGTTTTGTCCTGAGCTAATATAAGGGTTTTGTCATAAGCCGTTATCCTGCGGGCTTTATAATCCTTATCCGGTGAGGACAATAAAAAAATACCCAAGGGCCATTTGCATTCGCCGCCATCAGGCATTTTTAATATAAAATAAGGCTTTATTCTGTCGTTTAAAAAATCAATCTCCGGTTGATGCTTGCCGGCTAAATCAAATGATGCAGTGCCCTTGATTTGGGTAAGAGAGGCATACGATACGGAGCCGGTTATGTTTTCGAGGTTTCCGATGCGCCTATCGTATTTATCAAGGAGTTCGTATTCAAAAGATATTTCACGGCTGCCATTAGCCATTCGCAGGACACGTAATATCTCGGCTTCTGTATAGCCGTTTTGGGCTATCTCTTTCAAAACTCTATCGCCTCCTTGTAATGGGTCTGCTTAAAGCTAAAGCTTACTGTAAAGCCGTTAAACAGGTTTACAGAGGGCTTATTAAAACGCAACTCGGAGCTTATAACACCGTACACCTTTTTAAACTCTGCATCTCGGAGGCATATTATAGTCTTGCTGGATTTAAGACACTCCAAGGCTTGATACTCCTTAAAGGTAACAAAAAATGTAAAGTTAAGGGTCCGTGCTTTTTTGTCGCCAAACTCAACAACACTGTATTCTCGGCCTATAAAATCTAATAAATTGTATTCACTGTCAAAAGTTCCGTCTTTCGGCGGGCTGTCATCTAAATTGTATTGCAGATGCAGTATGTCTTTTAAATCATTTACACTGGCCAAAGTTGCGCCCTCGTAATTAATAAAGCCCTGCATAGGCATGCTGTCATTAAAACCATTAGTATCAGATACGGCGCGTACAAAATATTTTTGATATACACCCGGCACAGCTGCGTAATCGTCATAATATCCAGATTGGCCCACTCTAGCTATAGGTTCGTAGTCCGTTCCGTTGTGTCTGTAAATGTAATTCGCGGCTGTGTCTGATTGATAGTGTATCCTTATGTAATAATCCGTATTAGCGACTATTCTTGCCGTTGGCTGGGGCGGCTTTTCAGCGTCAATCATAAAGGCTTGCTCGCCCCAGTCGGATTCGTAGCCGTACTCATTCCAGATTTTTATTTGGGCGACGTACTCGCCGTTGTCAAGATATTTGGTGACTTGATGGGTATTGTTATTTAGGTAATGCTGCTGTTTGGTGTCATATATAACCTTGTCGGATTGTAATATCTGTATCTGCCACATTATTAACTCTTGTGCATAAAAGGTTATTAAGGGCCTTGGGTTATCCGACACGTCAACAATGATGGGGAGTTCAGGCTTTGCAATAACGTAAAATGTAGCAATGTCGGACCACGGCCCCATATCACCAAGCTCACCGTATGCTCTTACTTTCCACTGCACCATTGACGATACTTCTACAGCAGGGATAACATACGATGTTTGGCCTGTGTTTTGGGCCTCTTGCCATTCGTCCTCGCCAATCTTCCATCGTATATCAAACTTAGACGGCTTATTATCATAAGGACTGTTATAGAGCCATTCAAGGCCTATTGTTTCGCCGCCCCTTATACGTACATCTACAGGATATATAAGGGTTGATTTGCTCGGCGGTGTTGGGGCCATAGTGATTGATGCTATAGCAGACCATGCGCCTTGACCGTTATGCGACGCTACTGTAGCCACCTGCCACTCTACGACATCATCTAAGACAAAGGTGTTTGCAGGGATAGTGTAATTGTTGGTACTGCCTGATACAGTCCGCTGGGTCCATGCGCCGCCGTTCTTGCGGTATCTTACAATACTGCTGGATACCGTATCTTTTGTAACGCCCTCAACAGTTGGCAAGTTATGGCTCCAGCTTAATCTTATAGGTGCCTTAGGGTTTTGAGATATATTATTAGGGGTTAGAGCACTAGGAGCCAAAGGCGGTACAAGTGTATAATAAAATGTAAGGCTTTGCATATCATTATAAGACTTACTGCCTATGTATATCCTTGCGGGTCCGTCTGTTGGTGAGTATTGGTATACAACGCCTACCTTACTTAAGTCCGTAATGCCGGCTGATTCGAGGCTTGTAAACATTGAGATAGTAGGTGTTAACGCTAAGTCTGATATCCAGCCGTATCCATGCTCTTTTACAATGGACGTGCTAAGGTTTGAGGCGTTAACATATTGAAAAAGGCCGGCTCTAACACGGCCATTTATGTCTCGTATAAATTCCGCCTCTATTGATACCTTAAATACGTCGCTTAATTTATAGTATTGATAAGCACTTAAATCAAATGTGTGTACTCCGTAAGATGTTCCTAAGGCACTAACTCCCGTATAGGCCGTATAGTTCCCCATATTAGCCCATCCAGAACTATCAAAATATCCCGAATCTTGTATGTATACTGTTGCGGTTAATTCTGCCATAGATTATCACACTCCATGTGCCGTTTGACGTTGGGATTGTTTAAAAGTGCCAAGAAAGCTTTCAAGCTCTGCAAAAGATTTAAACTTAGATAAATCAAGTTGCATGTAATAGTTATTCGTTGTCTGCTCACCACCTGAATTGTCGCTTAACATCTGCCTTGTTTTTTGAGCAGTATAGACCTTGGACCCCCGGGGAAGTTCTACGATTTCGGGGCCTTCTTCGCCGACGAGGGCTTTTCCGCCGGGGTGGTAGTTAGTGCCGGAGGCGTAGGCTTTGATATTGCCTGCCTTTTGAGTTGTAGTGGTTACGGAACTTTGAAGGTCATTCATTGCTTTTTTAATATCGTTGGTTGTGCTAGTCATTGATGATGCGGCATCTTTTGAACTTTTACTAAGCAGGAGATAAGCGGCTACAATCGCCACTATAACAGCCAGTATTATAGTCATTGGCACTATAAGGGTTGTAAAACTTGTACCTAAAGCTGCATTTATGCCCGCTAAAATTCCACCCGATACAGAGGCAACGCCTTGGCTTGCCGCTAAAGCACCGTTTGCCGCCGATTCTGCGGCTGTTTTTGCTATGATTGCGGTTTTTATTTTAGAATATAGTTGCATAGTTGCGTTAGCAATTTGAAGGGTCTTAACCATTCCAGCTAAAATCAACGCTCCGGCTCCTACAACTGTTCCGAACTGCACAAGTTGCGGAGATAAGTTGGCCACCACATTAATAAAGTTTGCCGCAAGTCTTACCAAAGGCTCAAAAGCACCGCCGGCATTAATAAAACCGTTCTTAAGGTTGTTAATGGCTGCCGACAGTTCCTCTCCCGGGGTTTTTAAATCATTAAAAGCCGTTTGTGCAGCACCCGCACTATTTTTTATGTTATCTAGTGATTCATTAAATTTATTTGCTCCGCTGCCCGTGAGGACCAGCACACTATTAAAGGCCTCTACGCTACCGAAAAGAGTTGCTAATGCCTCTGTATTGCCACCCGCTTTGCGCTGCACCTCTTCTAAAAAACCCACCAAGCCTTTAGAGCTCAGAGCTGCAGAATTGAACTTTAGCCCTAATTGGTTTGCCGTTTCTGCGGCCTGTTGTGTTGGCTTTACAACGTTAGAGATTACTTGCTTTAAAGCATTAATAGTCTCACTTGCCGGTAATCCCGTTGATGTAACGGCAGATAGCGCAGCTAATAATTCATCTATGCCTACGCCCGATTCTTTTGCAAGTCCTGCAATTTTACCAAATGCACCTCCAAGCTCATCTATTGTTACTTTACCGTCATTTTGCGTAACAATAAGCTTATCCACCAAAGCCGTTTGCTCTGCTATAGTTAAGTTGTATGCATTAGTAAAAGATGTTAAAACGTCCACGGATGTGCCCATACTGGTAAATCCTGTTCTTGCAAGCAAGGCCGAGTTCCGCATAGCCTGCAAGCTGTCCTCTAATTTTGTGTCCGCTGAAATCAACTCGTATAAGCCATCTGCCATATCATTAGCCGCCACATTAAAATCACCGCTAACCTGTAAAGCATTGGCTTTTAAATTTTCAAACGTAATGCTCGTATCTGTAAAATCGGCTATCGATCTGACCTTTGCCATGTTATTGGTAAAATCTACAGACATTTTTGTAGCCGCAACGCCTAAGCCCACAAGGACAGTCCCGACTTTAGCCATTTTATTAGCGGCCTCGTCTATATCTATACCTGCATCTGCGGCGGCAGTCTTAAAATCATTAAATTTAGTAATTGTTTGGCCTAGCTTTGTTTGCTGGCTTTCCAACTCTTTGTTGACATCTTCAAGGCTGCTTTCAAGCTTCATGAGTGCAGTTCTTGCATTATCATATCTGTTTTTAGCATCAAGAGTTTTCTTGTTTGCATCTCCAAGTTCTTCGGAATACTTTTCATATTTTTCTTTAAGCCGTTCGACATTTTTCTGCTGTAATTGGATTTTTTGGCTTAAATATTCCTTTTTTAAAGCGAGTTGCTCGGAAGCTTTTCCGTTTTCCTTTATTTCCTCCGAGTTGCGTCTAAAATCGGAATCTAAAGCCCTCATTGCAGACGATATGTTAGTAGACCCCTTAATTACGGAGCTATAATCCATATCAATATAAATCGTTCGCCTATAGCCTTTATTGCCTGCCATTAAAACTTCACCGCCTTACCTTTTACTAGCGCGTTAAAATCCTGTGTTGTTTCGGGCTGTTTGTCTTTGTTTTTCCCATCAAAAAAAGTGGTTATAATATAAACCACTTTTTTGAGACTACTTTTATAAAATTCAACTTCCGGTCTACCTAGATGTATGCAAAATATATAATACAGTAAGTCAAAGTCTATTGTTTTGTTTGTTTTTTTTTCTGCAACATCTTTGTTACTATGGGGGATATTGTTTTTTTTAAATCGGTCTCAGAAACCGTTCCTAAGGATTCGGTAAGTATATCCATGAGTTCCAATTGCAGTGGCAAGCCACCGCCCAAGACAATATTTTTAGCCTCCTCTAGGGTTATGGTTGTGTCGTTAACCCTTATCCCGGCGTACAGTATTTTTGCTGCCAAATCAATGGGCTTTGTTAACTCCCTTGCCATCAAATCCGATAAATCGCCAAATTCTTCCGTCAAAATCATTAGAGCATCTATTGTCATGGCAACTTCTTTTTCTGTGCCGTCAGCAAATTCTAAAATTAAAGGCTCAACCGGCCTTACAGCGAATCTCCTTTTTGCCATCAAATCAATTCCTTTCAATCAAAAAAGAGCCTTGCGGCTCTTATCCGTTTTGAGACTGTATGTATTTTAGCCCCGCGACTGCATTTTGCGCGGCTTCATTCATTGTTTTGTAGACAAACCCATCCTTGTTAGTATCTGAGTTTAATAATTCAAATGTAATTAAGGGATTATTCAAATCATTAATAAATAATCTTAATACTAGAGAACTGCATACGGGTTTCAATTTTCTTGAAGAAGACGAGCCAACTATTGCCCCAACAACGCCAAAAGTCGCTCCGCCGACCGCAGAAGTTAAACTGCTACCCTTAATAATACTCGTTCCGTCCTCAACTAATTCAAAGTCAATTAAATCTTTATAATTATAAAAAAGAAACCCATTTGTCTTATTTTTGTTAACTGCTATTCGCTTGTTTTCATCGTCTACGTATAGTCTATCAAGTCCAAGAGGAAATAGCCTACTAACAAAAAAACCTTGTGTTTCCAATCGCTTACTTAAGGAAACGTCTTTGTAATTAGACACCTTTTCTTTAATATGATCAAGATTAAGTTTTTTTGATAACTCAGCAATAACCTTTTCAGCTTCTTTTTCTTCTGAGCGTTTAATTTTTATAGAGTATTCTGCAAAATCGTAATTTTTTACATATATACTTAAATAACCATTTGACAACAAAGAAGGAGAAAACAAAACCACGGAAATAATATTTGTATAATTTATTACGCCTTTTATTTTCCCATCATTTATTACAACTACATCGTCTTTTATATTAACTCCGCCGTTATCAAAAATATATTTCTTCTCCATCTATAACCCCTCCCTTTTAATCATCATAGCACAAAAAGTTACGCAGGAAAAGGGAGGGGGAGTATTTTTACCCTGCCAACTTCGGCAAATAAGCGAACCTTACAATTTGTTCGCCATTGGCCTTGCATTTCTTGTATATTTCTTTGTAATAAGTGCCGTTTTGCATTTCCTCTTGAATGGTATGGATAATCATGTCTTCAAGAAAAGCTATTGTACTTAAGGTTTTAAAAGGTACGATGTCACGTTGGCCGGATTCGATGCCGACAAGAGAATTTACAAGCTTAGTGTAGGTCACATAGGCATTCTTTCGCATGTTTTTACTACCCTGATTTTCAGCATACAGTATCAAATCCTGTATAGCGTCGGTTTCTTCCCTGCGGATAAGCTTGCCTTGCTTGCGGGTAATGAGCCATTCGGTAGACTGGCGTTCCATAAGGGCAAGGCGCATTGCGTAGAATTCCTTTACAAGTCTTACCTTAAAAGCTCTTACTTTTTCGGTATTGCTTAGATAGGTTACCAATAAAGTCGCCTGTTGCTCATTCAAGAGAGAGATTTTAATAGGACGACCGCCTTCGAGGTTATTGGATTTCAAATCCATAAACCTAAGTTTGCCAAACTCTTCAAAATCCTTGCTGTAATTCCTTATTATTCTTGTAATAGAATTATGTTGATTGCCTGTTTCATTAGCAATAACCAAACTATCAGTAAATATATCGTTATTTTTTACAAACACTAAGCTATTCAATGTTTTCCTCCCTATAAAAAATCTCACCAGCGAATTCTTGCTGATGAGATTTCAAGTAGTCTGAATATTAAAAAAGAACCCTTAAGGCTCTGTAGGTTCCTCTGGTTCTTCCGGGGTTTCTATGTAAACATTTTTGAACCAATCATTGGCGACTTGCTCCAGCGTTTTCAGGTCGTTATCGCCTGTATCGCCATAGTATTTGGTGTCGCCACTATACTCTAAGGGGAGGGCAACAACGTTAAATGTATCGGTGGAGTATTCAATATTATCGGTAGATTGCTGATAGCTTTTCTCTCCTGGAGATAGTTTGCACTTAGGGTAACATAAAATTTCCCTGCCCTCCGTTGTTTCTACCTCAAACATGAGCGCAAAAAAAGGAAACTTGTCCGAAACGTTTTCCCTCACAATGCCTTTAGCAACGTTAATCTTTGAGCCTAAGTATTTAACAAGCTGCGAGTAAGCAATTTTATTGTGATTAATCACAAGGTCGTGCCTCAGAATTTTAGTCATTTCATGTCTTTGGGCTCCATCTCCGAAGAGGGGCGCGCTTGCATATACTGTTGTATCCTGCACAGACATAAGCCCCGGCATGTGTTCAGGCTCACCCGTGTAAGTTACTCCTTCTCGCGTATCCGCTTCCAGTAAGCACATATACGTATTTTTTACATTATATCTAAAATTAGTGTATTTATCTGCCATTATTCCATCTCCTTAACAATGGTAAAATTAAAAACCACTACCTGATGATATAACCTAGTGTCTTTTTCGTAGGTCATTTCGTCTGGCGTGGTTTTATAAAATAAAACTTTTTTATATTGATTTTCGGCCTCAAAAGCATCTATAACTCTTTTCCGCAGGCCCCTCAAGACTTTAGGGTCGGGGCCGAATATATCTATTTGCAGACTGCCGCCGCTATGGATAACGTCACCGTCCCCATGCAAAACGCCGTCCTCGCCGAACATGTGAAAAGATATGCAGGGCTTCGGTTCAGGACGGACAATAAAAGCAATGGCTACGCCTAAAGGGTTTAGGATTGTCTCTATGTAATCAGTAAAATCCATTATCCACCCATCTCCTTATCTAATATA